TACCTTTACCTGCAACAGCGTAATTGTTGTAGATACAACACCATAACCAACTAAGAACAGGGGCTAACAAATGGCTAAGTTAAAGATCACTCGGGCCGATGGCACAATATCTGAGCATCAGGTAACGCCATCGATCGAATATGCGTTCGAGTTATATGCTAAAAAAGGTTTTCACAAAGCCTTTAGAGATGACGAGAAGCAGTCAGATGTTTATTGGTTAGCGTGGGAGTGCATAAGAGCTGGCGGCGAAACCGTGCCAATGTTCGGCGCATCGTTCTTAGCAACACTTAAAAAGGTTGAGGTTCTGGATGATGACCCGGAACTATAGGGCGTGACTCGTTTACTTACTTGATCGCACGGATCAGTTTGGAAACGGGTATCGCGCCTAACGATCTACTAGCACTAGATAGCAGGATGTTTAAGGCTTTATTAGAGGCGATGAAAGACAGAAATAAGGAGATGCGAGATGCCAGTCGAGGTAAAGGGCGCAATTGAATTGCGTAAAGCCTTACGCGACTATGCACCTGATCTTGCTAAAAAACTTAATTTCGAAATGGCTGCGGCATTAAAACCTATAGTAAATCAAGCTAGAGGTTTTATGCCGAGCCAGTCACCTTTATCAGGATGGGCAGTACGAGAAAACTCAAAGGGCAAGTTCCCAATGTTTGACCCTGTAATTGCTAAAAAAGGTATTGTTTACAAAGTAAGTCCATCTAAACGTAACTCGCGTGGATTTAAATCTTTAGCATCGTTACGCAATAAATCAGCTGCGGGCGCAATCTATGAAACTGCAGGGCGTAAGAATCCTGGCGGAAACTTTAGCCCACGTTTACCAGGTTCAATAGTTGGACAAAGTAAAATGTCTGGGCGTGCGTTATTTAAGGCTTATGCAGAAAATGAAGGTAAGGCTCAGAGTGCCGTACTCAAAGCTATTGAGGATGCTTATAAAGCCTTCCAGAAAAAAGGCCTAGTTTCTAGAAAGGCTAAGCGATGAGTAATATAGTCATTGATATTGCCGCGCAATTTACTGGCAAAAAAGCCTTTTCGAGTTCTGAAAAGGCTATTGACAATTTAGCTAAAAGTATTAAGCGTGCAGCCTTAGGCGGCGGTATAGCAACCCTTATGGCAAGTTCTGTAAAGGCCTTTGCCGAGGATGAAAAAGCCGCAGCCATGCTTGGCAATACATTAAAAAATCTAGGCTTACAAGCCTTTACTGCCAGCGTAGAAGCCATGATAGACAAGACTCAACTCGCGACAGGCATCCTTGACGAACAGCTTAGGCCAGCCTTTCAGAAACTGGTTACATCAACGGGCGATGCTATTCAGGCTCAAGAATTACTTAAACTAGCTTTAGATGTTTCTGCTGGATCTGGTAATGATTTAGTAACTGTGGCCAGCGATATTGCTAATGTTATGGCTGGCAATAACAAAGGCTTAAAAAAGTATGCGCTAGGACTTTCAGCGGTTGAGTTAAAAACCATGTCTGCAACTGAAGTCCAGTTAAAGTTCTTAGAAGTCTATGGCGGTGCATCAGAAAAAGTTTCAAAGACTTTTGCCGGTAGTTTAGGCAGGATAAAAGCCTCAGTTGAAATGGCTCGTGAGTCTTTAGGTAAAGGCTTAGTTGATGGCCTCATGCTTGCTAGTGGCAGCCAAAATATTGATGAGTTACAGAAAAAGATTTTAGACTTTGGCACAAGTGCTGGTAATGCTTTTAAAATGCTTGGTGGAGTAATTAAAGAAAACATAGGACTGCTTAAATCACTAGCCATTACTTTTGCTGCTATCTGGACTGCTGGCAAAGTTATTGCGGGCATACAAGCTACTATTAGTATTCTTAAAGCGTTAAACAATACTTATAAACTTTTACGTGCTACTGCTGTCGGTACTGCAATTGCTCAGATGGCTGTGCTAAATCCACTAGGCGCAATTGCCTATGGTGTAGCTCTAGTAGCTGGTATTACTGCTGCAACTATTAGCATTAATAAACTTGGCGATGCTTATGGCGATGCTGATGACGAAGCAAAGAAATTATTAACTACAACTAAAGCAATCGGCAACTACCAGATGAGCACCGGGACTGTGCTAAACCTTGCGGCTATTAATGCCTCTGTCGATGCTATGTATGCAAAAAAAGCAGCAGCTGCTAAAGAAAAGGCAGACAAAGCGGCTGCTAATGCCAAGATTGCAGCTGATAAAAAAGCTGCTGCTAATGCAGCTAAACTTGCTAAGGCATCTGCTGTATTCGATCTAAGCAAAATCCAGATAGCCGCTGCCTTAAAGGGTAAGATAAGCGAAGAAGAAAAGATACGCCTACTGCTAATGCAGGCAATCGAGGAAGGCAACGCAGAGAAGGCTGAAGTGTTGCAAAAGAAGTTAGAGAAAATTCAAGAATTAAATGCCAAGATCGCTGCAGACCTTTTGGCGATCGGTGAGGCCACAGATCCGTTTGCTAACTGGGTTTTAAGTTTAGATGCAGCAGCTGCAATTTTAGGCAAGATGCCAGCATTACTAGATGCAACTGGCTCGCTTACTGGTCGAGGTAAAGTCACCCTGCCTACAGGCGATGGCTTGCCTGGTGATAGTGACATCATCTTTACGCCGGATATGACTGCATCCGATATTGCCGATGCTGCTACTGCAGCTGCAGATATGGCTGCCGCTGCTGCCCTAGCAGCTGCCGATTCCGTTATCGCTAGCGAGGCTATCGTTTTAGCTATTGCCGAGTCTGCTAATGGCCTTACAGATTTTGCAGATGTAATCACAAATGTACCTGCAGCTACAGGGTCATCATCAATGTTTAACCCTTATGGTCAAACACCAGGATCATCCGCTGGTGCAGGAAGTCAAAGCCCTACCATTATTGTAAATAATAATGGTGCAGTAATTATGCAGGATGAGTTTATTAATGTAGTAAACGATGCAGTTCTAGCAAGTCAACGATTTGGCTACGGCCGTACACCTGCAGGAACAATCCTATGACCGTGCCAACTATTAACGCAGTTATTAACTTTTCTACTGGCCCTAGTTTTGCACAGGCCATGATCCTAGATACAGGCATACTAGGTACTAACGTACTGGCAGACTCAACTGCAGTAATCGTTGATGTAAGCGATGTAGTCAATAGCGTAAATATTAAACGCGGCCGTAATCCGCAGGTAGATGAATTCCAGACCGGCAGCCTAACCCTGCGCATCGTGGATCAAAATGGCGACTTTAACCCACAGAACTCCAACAGCCCGTACTACGGCTTACTAGACCCCATGCGTAAGGTTCTCATCTCAGCAACTTACAGCAATACCGTGTACCCAATGTTTAGCGGATTTATTACCAGCTATACAACTACTACCCCTAAAAATGCTACGGATGTCGTGTACACGGATATAACCGCAGTAGATGCCAGCCGCTTAGCGCAAAATGCTCAGATCAGTACAGTCACAGGTGCAAGTGCAGGCGACCTAAGTGGCACAAGAATTAACCAGATCCTTAATACAATCTCATGGCCTAATTCGGCGCGTGACGTAGATGCCGGGCTAACCACGCTGCAAAACGATCCCGGTACAGCTCGTACAGCCCTTGCAGCCCTGCAGACAGCCACAAATAGTGAGTACGGTGCAATATATGTAGATGCATCTGGCTCGTGGGTATTTCAAGATCGCACGGTAACTACTGCAAGCATTGACGGTACGCCTACAGTCTTTAACGATGACGGCACAGATATTGGCTATTTTAACGCAACTTGGCGGCTAGATGACACCTTGGTATTTAATCAGGCTAACGTAACCCGTACTGGTGGCACGGTTCAATCTGCTACTAACGCAGCTAGTGTTACAAAGTATTTTGCTCATACTTATAACCAGCAGAACTTACTTATGCAGACAGATGCCGTTGCGCTTGATTATGCCCGTGCCTACGTTGCAAGCCGTGCAGAAACTAGCGTGCGATGCGATGCTATTGAGTTAGACCTATACACCGACAACTACAACTTAGGCATATTAGCTGCCTTAGAGTTAGATTTTTTTGTCCCGGTAACTATCACTACTAACCAGCCTGGTAGTTCGACTCTGACAAAAACACTTCAAGTTTTCGGCGTGGCACATAACGTTACCCCGAATAAATGGCGCACTACCTTTACTACACTTGAACCTGTGATAGAC